CCCATGGCTCCTATTAACGAAGAACAGGGCCTGTTGCGGAGGCTCCGGGCGCGTCCTCAACTTGAGGTTTGCATACTCGTCGTAGCCTTTAAGGCTGCCATTCACGATCAGCTTAGGGAGCGCCATATACTGATGCCAATGGCCGATGACCATGACATCGTATGGGTTGCCAATCGCTCCCTGAATATTCCTGATCTTAAAATCTCCGCGCATAACAGGGCCAAGCAGGCCGATGATCCCGTCCCCTCCGTTGGTTCCCAGATTATCTCCATGCGTCAGAAAGAACCTAGTGTCGTACACGGAGAACTGCGCGTCCGCTCCGTTAGGGATCAGGAACTTGATGCGGTCGTCCTTCTTGAAATAGTTCCTGAGAAGCTGATAGATCATCCAGTCGTAGTTGGTGTACTGCCGGTTCTTGAACCGAGGCTTCTTGTTTGTGCGCCCATGGTTACCGGCAACGCCAATCACCCATACCTTCCCAAACTTATCCGCAAACTTGTCGATACCGGCAATCAGGCTTTCAAGCAGATCGATCAGCACGGGGCCTGACGGCATCTCGTTGGTAATCTCAAGCTCTTCATGGATGTCGCCGCTAACCATATCCCCACCCAGCATAAGCACGATGCCGGGGTACGATGGGCTAACCATGTGGTCGTAGCAGAGAGAGATGGTCTTATCCACCACAGTACGGAGCCGCTCTCTGGCGGTCTTCATATTGTACTGGTTGACGTTGAACACCTGAGCCGGATCGACAACCTCTCCCCAATGGAAGTCAGACCAGATTGTTACAGGGATGTTGGAGCTTAGCTTATCCTTGGAGGCCGGTGTCGTCCAAGCAGGCGGTACTACCGGGTGATCCTTCAGTTCCATAATGAACTGCTTCACCTTCTCCTGATCGAGCAGCATATCCTTAAGGGCGTCCACCTCTTTCTGGAGGTTGGATATCTTGTACTTATGCTGCTTGTTCTCTGCGGATAGGGACTGCTCATCCGTAAGGGACTGACCGTTAGCGATGATCCCCTTCATGCGGGCCTTCTCAAGCCTGCTGGATAGGGTGCTATGCGGAACCTTTAGATACCTTGATGCCTCCATAAGACCGTACTTGGCAACAGTATCTACTGCAGATTGTAGTTGCGTATTGCCAACACTATTCATTAACAGGTCCTTCTGGAAGGGTCTTAAGTTCATCTGCAAAGCAAGATACTATCTGAGCGCATCCATTGAAGTAGTAACGGACCACTATGTTAGGGCCGATCACATTGCTGGTCGTATCGATGACACGACCCGGCATGTCTAGACATGGAATAATCATTACATGCTGGCCAATAAAAAGTTCTTCTCTTGAGGGAGTTTGTTCTACTTGCCTCTTTAGTAATTTGGCAATCAGATAGTAAATACGGCTAACTAACATTGTTTTTGTTGCGCTTGGAGATAGCCGCCGCTTTTGCTTTTGCATCCGCCTTAGAGCTTGCGCCCCAAGCTTGGAGAGAAAGCAGGAGCCTAGTGGGTTCTCCATCCGGTTTCTTTTCTGGTCCGGGCATCCCGCCCATGCGGGCAAGAAAAGATGCGCGACGAGGATTGTCTCCAGACTTTACCGGGGCCTTCAGGTTCATGCCTTGCGCCTTAGCGGAAGCACGCCCTTTGGCGTTTAGACCTCCCTTTGGATTTTTGCCAGCCTTGGTTTGCCAAGTGGGTGATTTAGCCATGATGTTTGCCTGCCTTTAGCTCTAATAAGTTTAAAGGGGGTTGCAATCTCTTATGCCGGTTACGATTCCGGTGCTGGCGTTCGCCCCAGCCGCCTATCCTACGCGCCCGGATGCTGCCGTTCCGGGTTAGCAAGCTTCTTGAATCTATCACCCTTCAGTATAACTACTGGCTCTACATCTTGCAAGTCGTTTCTATCGGTTCGACCGCCGAACGATATTCCATCAGTCTCAAAGCCTGTAGTGGAGTGGTGCCAGAAGCCGTCGCTGGTCTTGACTATCAAAGCGAACGGGACGCCAGAGACGCCAGTTATGTTCTTGGCCTCAGTCCATTTATGCAGAGACAGCATAAACCCGCCAAAGCTATTTAGCTTTTCCATTGTGTAGTTTCTGCATTTAACCTCAGCAAATGCCACTATCTTACCGTCTCTCAGGACGGCGTAGTCCAGAGCGTAAGCTTTCTTAAGCTTCACGAGTTTGCATTTCCACTTCTCCTCGACAAGACGCGCTACGCCTTCTTGTTCGCTGAGGTCGTACTCAGTTTCGTACAGTGGGCGCGTCCGTTCAAAGTTGGTCTGCATTTCAAACCCCGATGTCCACCAATTCGCATTGACCAGCCGTGCAACTCAACTCCTGCGACCCGGTAGTGCGGTCTCCGTCCTCGAACTTACCCAGTTCCTTCCAGTCGATTTTCGTAGGCATCTCCGACAGAAGCTTGTTGTAGGTTTCCTCGTCGCATTCCTCGTAGGGTGCTTGCCGGTATGTGTGGTCTGAGTGCGGGAGAAAGGACACCCCGGACACCTCGTCCATGTGCTCCCACACCCAAGCCCCGACGCCCATCCATTCATTCTCTCTGACCGAGATCGTCACAGATGGCTTATGCTCGCACCAATGCCTCTGGATTTTAATCCATAGCTCAAGCTGCTGGATAGCAGTCATGTCATTCCGAGTTACGGAATTCTCCGGAGCCTTGATGGGAAACGAGAACACGGATGTTGCCTCTGGCTTCATTACATCCGACTCGACGGGGATATTGGCAAGCTCCATGAAGCTGGTCAGAGGGTCCTTCTTGTCGCCTCGCACCCTGCGAATGTAGTACTTGGAATGACGCGTGTGAATACCGGACGCACAATCGACAAGTTGACTGACCGTCCCGCTGGGCTTGACACAAGTGATTGCCGTTGACTGTGGAATCCCTACAAGTTTGGCAAACTCTTTGTTCACATCAACCGCGTGCTGCTTCCAACGCTCCAACGTCTCAGGCGTGGCGTCGTAGACGAGCTTGCTGTCCATGATACCCGTCAATGAAACCCCAAGCAGGCGTTCTTCTTCAGTGTTCTTCTTCCAAGCGCGCCGGAGATACTTGAAGTCGGTCAATGAGGATTGAAAAGTCCCCAAGATCGCAGCCACCCTGATCTTGCGGAGCATGTCTTCATCTGTATCCGTTGCCCTGCAAACTATGTCGTTGAGATTGCAAAACTGGTAGGGTCTAAGAATAATTTCAGAACATGGGTTGGTTCCCCACTCATGTCCCACTTCCCGGCGTCCATTCTTGGCGACCTGTTTGTCTGCCGCTACGCGAGAAAAGATACCACGCTCTCCCGACTTGCTTTGATACAGAGAGAACCATTCCGACATGAAGGCCCCCATGTCGGGCTTCTCCGTATAGCAGACGGAGTTGTTAGCCAAGGCGCGTTGCGGCTCGGTCTCGTACCATGCCCCGGACTTGGCATTACGCATCCTCTCGTCAGAGAGATTAGACAGGCTGATCAGAGCCGACCTTCTTACCCCGCCAACGACAACGACCTCTGCAATCTTGCAGACAAGATCATGGCATTCCAGACTATTCAGCTTCCTGCCCTTGGCGTTCTGGAACAGCCTGATGGAGAATCTGAACAGATCGACAAGAGGCTCTGGGCCGGATGCTCTGCCGCCGAATGTCTTGAGCCTAGCCCCGGCGGGACGCACCTTCGAGACATCCCACTTGGGAATTCTTCCGCCATACAGCATGGAGATGAACTCCCTGAACGCCTTGGCCCACCCTTCCTTGCTGTCTTCAACTACGATTGTTGTAGAAGAGTCTTCAAAATGATCAGCAACAACTGGTAGCTCAGCCACAAATTGACGCTCAACAGAAAACCCAACCCCAGTACCGCACATAAGGATATATAGTAGCTCATCGAACGACCTTTGATCATCGATTGGAATGTATGAGCAGTTGTATCCGGACACATTACAGCGGTCAAGGGCTGTCCCAGCCGTCATAAGAGCACGCATCGACGGCATTACCTCAAGGTTCAGGATCGTCTCCCTGATCTCGTTCAGGACGGCGCGGCCTACCTTGTACTCGTGGTTTTTCAGGAGGTGGCTAGCCATGAATGAGACGTACCTATCGACCGTCTCTTCCCATGTTTCCCGGCGCTTTTGGTCATCCAAATAGCGAGCATAGCGTGAGAGGTGAATAAACTTTTGGTATTCTGTGGGAAGTTCGGCCATTCAATAAACTCCAAACGGAGACATTACCACTAATAGACAGGCTTGGTCAAGCAACATCTAAACTATTGGTGCCGGTCGATCCAAACCCACCAGTTCCCCGTTCCGTTGTGTCCAAAGAATTAGCTACATACAGGCTAACTCTTTCGACACGCGAAACAACAAGCTGGGCAATCCTGTCTCCCCTCCGTATTGGGAATAGCTTATTCCCGAAGTTCATCATGATAACCCCAATCTCCCCCCGGTAATCCGCGTCGATGGTGCCCGGAGAATTGAGGACCACGACCCCATGCTTGGCCGCCAGACCGGAGCGGGACCGCACCTGCCCCTCGAATCCGTGCGCTAGGGCTATAGAAATGCCCGTAGGGACGATCTCTCTGTGTCCGGGCAGTAGGACTAGGTCATCCTTGCCTGCGTACAGGAGGTCTATTCCAGCCGCCCCTACGGTTGCCTGCTTGGGGAGGGGCAAATCCTCCGTTCCCGGAGTCCTCTTGATCTTCATAAACATCAGCGGGCTGCCTTTACCGCTGACATGATTAAGCCACAAAGCTCGATACCTTGTTTCATCGTGAATGTAATAACATCCCGTTCTTGGCTAAGGACAATAACATCCCCCCTGACCACGACATCAATCTCCTGCCTTTCGGCAAACTCATCCTTGATCATTGCTCTTTCCATATCCCTACTCCTTACCGACCAGACCACAGCACTCCGCGTGCGTTTCCTGTGCCTTCTCGAACCTGCTGCCATACAGCAAGACTATCCCATCTAGGATGGATAACATGTCTACTTTGCACAGCTTGGACTTGCGCGCCAAATCAGCGACTTCCTTAATGTCGTCGATAATGTTCCAGCAGGACATGATATTCTCTTCAAGAACGAACATCTTTGGCCAGAGGGTTTCGCTTTCTTCCGGTTCCGGCGGCTCTGTTTTAATCTTGTGTTTCAAAAAGGACATCCTGACCTCCAGATTCTTCTACTTTTCTTCGAACTGATTCTTGTAAACCATGCTTCCGCCAAGGATCAGTAACTGGAACGCATTGCCGTAGCTCTCGCAGTGCGCCCCGTAATAGAATTCCTCACCGCCAGTAAACCCAACGATGACATACTCAGGAAGAAACTTCCCAAGCTCGCTCAGAAGATATTCTGGAATCTTCTTCATAGAGCCAAGTTGCTTGATGTTATCCATGACAAACCCTCAATTACAAATCCAAGACTCTCCCACCTTAAGGCAGGACTTTCTGTCCCCGAAGATGAAGTATTCACCAAACTTGTACACGCTCTCACCTTGGGTGTAGGTGCCCGTAGAGGTGCCATCCCCAGATGTAAACGCCCCCGACATAGAGGGGGTGGGAGCGCGCGTTGCTGCCTCTGGCGAGGTATAAAACGTATAAGGAGACACGACGTATTCCTCAGTTTTGAGATTATTGTACGGTAAGCTTTGTGCTTTCGCACACTGCCCAAGACCTAGAACGAGTATAAAAGAAATAGGTATCATCAACACCGACCAGAACACAATAACCGATTTTCTAGCTCCGCTGTCCATCTTTCTTCTCCTGTATTTGGCCTGCCCACCAAGACTCGAACTTGGAATAGAAGCTTAGAAGGCTACTGTGATTTCCGGTTTCACCATGGGCAGCTATAGCATTATATATGGTGCCGCTTGAAGGAATCGAACCCTCGTTTCCGGGATACAAAGCCGGAGTAATACCACTATACTAAAGCGGCACTACTCACTTACCCTTCTTCTTGACGGCCTTCTTGCTGGCGACCTTCTTCTTAGTCACCCCTGCCTTAGGCTTTTTCCCATCTTCCGACAAGAAGATTTTGGCCGCAAAGTCCTCGCCAACGTAGTGGATGATAACATCTTCCAGAGATGCCAGTAACTCGGCGTCGTAGATGATATCCTCCATATGCCAAGGAGTAGACATCTCTTTCAGGTTCTTTCTGGCAGAAAGAAGTTCCATAACTGTAACTACTTCGCCAGCCGTAAGATCAATGTCCCCCAAGATATCTTGGAACTTCCATTCATAGATACCAGAGAATGATATAGCCGAATAAACCCTACTGTTGCCCATGGTTCTATTCTCTTTCATGCAATGCTGCAGAAACCTTAGAGGCTATCTCTCGTTCCTTCCTTGAGATAAGGCGGTTTAGATACCACCGAGCCTTTTTCAAATCTTCGACAGGGGAGCCCTTGTGTTCTGATCTCGCAACATACTTTACAATGTTGCCCTCGGCAAAGCCAAGCTTCCAGCTTTCGATGAAATCATACACTTCTATACCGATAGTGTAATGATCTGGATTGTTTATTGAATCGTTAGACACTGTATTACCCCGCAGCCATATAACAAATAGCAAACAGAAACAAAGGAATAATCACAAAGTTGGATGCGGCAAAAAGAATCTTCATCAGGCATTACCAGCCGCAGGCTTAACGGCAAGGAAATACTTTTCAATAATATCGTGTAGAGTTTTCTTCTTCTCGTCGTTGGATACCTCCCCCTCAAGGGATGATTCGAAAACCCTGATGAAGAACGATAGCCCCAACGATGAGGCATTTATCATTGGCATGCCCATGACATTTGCCTCCATGCACCAAAACGAAAGCCCGTTAACGAAATGGTTGGTTATCATGCTTTCCCAGACCTTATTGCCTCCTTGAATTCCGAGAGCATCTTCTCGAAAGAAAGCATGGCCTTCTGGCTTGTCCTTAGAATTGATCTGCTCTTTATCCCGCACGCCGTCCTTACCGCCTTCGCTGCCGTTTCCTCCGACAGGTCCGTCGTCCTTCCCGTCTTCTTTAGCCATGTCTGAAACCTTTCATTTCTGCATAATGCAGCCGCAGTCTTTAATGCCCTAGCCCCTTTCTCCATGAGAGGGGGCTTCGCCGGTTCTCCTGTATCCGATACTTCAACCGCAGCGACCATGAAGATTCCGCCGATCTTCATCTCCAAGAAGACATCGTTAACGTCTGCTGGAGAAACAAGAAGCGTCATCTTTACAGACCCGTTGGCTTGAGGATCGAGAGAAAAAAGGATTGACTCAAACCGGTAGGCTAATTCCGAAACGCTCATATATCCACTCCGTTGGGCTAACGCCCTGCAATTCCCACCAGAGAATCTCGCTGCCGAAAGCATGAAGTTCCGAGTGGTGCGTTCTGCATAAAGGAACTGTGTATATGTCGGACACCTTCATTCCCAAAGCCTTAGGTTCAGAGAATGTAAGATGATGTGCGTCAGCGTATGGAGACAGACAGATAAGGCAAGGATTTCTCCTCACCTTATCCATGTGCTTCTTGTTTCTAGAACGGCATTTCGTCGTTGAGAGACTTGGCTGGACCATCAGAACCCTTGGAAGATCCAGCCTCATATGGAGGCTTGACGACAAAGCTGATATAGCGAAGCCCGTTGGGACTTTCCCGCATCCACCCGGCAACGTCGAGCTTCTGCGCCCCGCCTGCGATGATCTTCACGAGGTCTGCATCGACATCGATCTTACC